GTGCCATTGACTAATTAGCACTATTCCGATTGAATCGAGAATTATCATAATTTCGTTCATCTGTATCGGAAACTTGTGGAGAACTTGAGTTATCAATTTCTCTTAATTTGAATTTTCCATTGCTATGATGTGCAATTTTTGGAAAATCAGGAATATCACTTGGAACTTCATAAGTATGTGATAAACCAGTAGCTTTGAAACAACAAGATATTTTACCTTGTGTTACTGTAGATCCTGTGTAAACACAATTAATCCAAGCTCCTGGTTCCAATGCTCTTACTAACACATTTATTAATTGAATAGTGGTACTACTTGTACCTAAGATTTGTTCATAAGTACAACCTCCATCTGCAGTTTGAACTGTGATTAAAGGAGAGCCAGTACCTAAGCACCAAATAGACAAAAAATAATATCCAGCAAAAGGAAAATTAATTTTTCCAATATTACTGCCTGTGTTAGTGAACGTAACGCCCAAAGCACCTGAATCATAATTAGTATCAGAAACATCTTTGACCATGTTAAGAAATGGTTGTGATATAGTGCACGATAAAGTCACAAATAAATTAAAATTTTGTTGTGCTTCTTCAAGAGAATCCGTATGTGGAATAAAAAATTCACATTCATACTCTAGGAAAACTCTTGAGATTGCAATACCATCTAATGAAGCATCTAAATTATCATAAGCTAAATGTATAACTCCACAATCATAAAGTTGTATATCAGCATTTTCAGGTATTGCACCAGTTCTCACGTAATGCATACGAACTTCATTCATACTACGTTCATCTAATTCATATGTGAATGCCGTTTGCCATACTGGTGCACTTTTTGATGCAGAATTTTCAAAGAAATCTCTTGCATCATTGGGTACAGGATCATGACTATCATAATCAGCATACATCATTACTTCACCTGCTACGGTAGTAGGACACAATGTCTCAATTACCAAGCGGGCTTTTCTGAATCTATATTGTTCATAAGCGGCAGCTGATTTTGATAACCAAGGAAAAACACCAGGTAAACCAGGTTGTATTCTAAAAGAAACTACTTGATAACCTGTACCTCCTGTTATTAATCCTAAATAATCTTTACCTTTTACACTAGTAGTTAACATTCCATTTATTGTACGAGAATTAATTTCTGGACCATGCCAGGATGAACCTCTGGAATCATTAATACCTTGACTAGATCCTAAAGTTTTTTGAATAAGACTTGCAGAAACTAGTTCAGTATTAGCTGGTGGTGCGTGATTTTTTAATCTTGGTAGGAAGTGAGTAGGAAACTTTGTTTCTTTACTATTACCTATCATAGATTTTCTTGCACGCATTCCACGTTCTACTAAATTTAGGATTGTCATAATAACTTTGCTATTATAACCTTTTCTCTTCAACCAACTTCTAGCAAATTGTACACCTTTAATGGATACCATCTGTCTAATAGCTTGGATGAATGCTGGTGAAAAAACTACTGAAGTTAAAGCTCCTTTTAATTGATGAGAGTTTGTTAATTGCGAATGTGCTTTAAAATCAAATCCTGTGGATATTAATTTATGAGCAAATAAGTCACCCTCTTCAAAAGTTTCTACTCTAACTTTGTTTTTTGCACTATTGTTTTTTATATTGTTTATAGTTTTATTTTTACCCTTATTCTTAAGTGTAATGTCGTTCATTTAAAATGAACGCATTTCCAATACAGGAAAGTAAGAGTTTTTATTAAACTCTAAACTATGATATGAATCCAAACCTTGATCCCAGAATTCATCATATGTAAAATCAGTAGAATTACGATGTTCATTCAAAAGGAAATCTCTGAAGTCAACTAATTGATCAATATCGTCTGCATGAGCAGCTTCTGAAATTAATGAATTAATCTTACATAAAATTCTTCCTGAACCTGGTTTGGTATTATATACTAAACTATCCCATTTGTCACAAACATATTGATAAGGTACTACTATACCATCAACAATTTTGAAAAAATGACCCATAAAATCAACATCAAATAATGTTCCTTTATGAATATGTTTAAATTTCATACCTAAAGTATTCATATCATATTTTAAGATATCTGGTGTTTGTATATGATGACCATAATTAGATCTGGTCTTAATACCATCATCACCTAAACAAATCATATTATTATGATCTGAAAAAAGTTCCTCTGTTCTAGAGTACCATAGATATCTTGCAATAAACATCGTTCCTAGTGAATTGTCAGTAATAGTAGTGTTTTTTCCTGATTTCATACCACGCATTGTGATGTATGAAAAACCTAAGGGTGTGCTCACTACACAATAAATTACTTGTTGACCTACCATCCACATTTTATCTGGGACAGTAGAAAAGTAACATTTTACTTCGTAAACGTCCTCTAAAATCTCACTAGGCAATGTGCTATCATTGCCTGTTACATCATCTACTTCAATTATGTCATCAACATCTTCTACTTTAAGATAGTTACGAAATAATAGGTGTGTGTAACCTTTATTTGTGGGTGCACCAATTGCAGTGCCTCCGTTATAATCATTAATTGAAAACCAATTGTCCTGTTGATAACATATTGATTTATGTGCAACTTTTGTTGCAATATCATCAGGATTATATAATCTCAATCGGTTTTCTTTCAGTTTGGATTCTTTTAAAGCTTCTTCTTTAATAGCAGCTCCTGTTGGAGATTGTACATTATTAGCAATAATATCTTTTGCTCTTTGTATAATTTCTGTTCTTGCTTCATCATTTGCCAATAACTCATCCTGTCTAAGTGTTTTGTACTTTCTAGTCCAATATAAACCTGGGGCAGAATCATCATGCAATGACAATAAAGCTTCTTCAATAGTAATGGGTTCACACTTATGTAAACCTGCTTTTATTAAAAATTTTATCAAATCTTCTTTTGCTAATTCAGCAGCTTTTAAATTATAATTGACGTTTTTTACTTCAGCATATTTAAAAATACCTTGTAACATTGCATTCTCATTTGGCACACATGCATCCTTATTATGATTAATAACAATATCTGGTCTAGTTTTTAAGAAACTTTTACAAATTGCATTAATAGGAATTTCTTTTCTATTAAATGGAACTCTAGGTCCTCTACTTTCTATCGTGATAATGTCACCATATAAAACTGTTTCTGATTCTTTGGACTCCCAACCATAGGCTGCCAAAGAATCATTTAATAGTTTTTTGGATATAAAATCATAGCATTATTTGCACCACCTGAAGTGGACATATGTACGCCTACAACTCTCCAAACACCATCAACGTTTATCACAATTGGTGAACCTGAATCACCAAAAGTGGTGTTAGCATTATGTGTAAAGGTAATACCGTGTTTATCTAATGAAGTAACTTTTCCTTCACTATTACCACCTCTTTTGATAACATAAACTGGTACACCTACTTTAATGTTTTTTACATCAGTAGGTTTTAATGCTTTAATTTTTGCAGGTAATTTGGATAAATAACAAATATTATCTATTCTATTTTGTTTAATATATTCATCTGTTAAAACATGCAATATTGTTGTTGCTTTACCCATAAAATTAAATGCAGTTCCAGAATATATTTCACCTTCTTCAACTGGTTTTCCCAAATTATCAATAGGATACACATATTTATTTCCTAATGGTAAATCAGGTTTTGTGTTTAAAACTGCTTCTTTCTTTTCTGATAAACCATGCATAAATGGGCAATCCACTCTGGTACATTTATTTTGTAACCAATATTTACATGGTGTATTTTGACCAGATACAGGAGCAACCTTTGAATCTCTATTAATAACTTCGAATCTATCTTCAATTCTTTTATTACCTTCAACTTTAACTTTGTGAGCTGGTTTGACTGGTTTCAATTTATGTCTTTTAGGATTATCCTCATTTAAATCAACTAAATTATTAATCTTTTTATTAAAATCTTTGATTTCTGAGTTGGTCTTATTGATATTATCTTGTAATTTACTTGCAATCTTATTTTCTAAATGAATGATTTTTTCTTTTAGTAATTCTAATTCACTCTTTTGCCACCAAACTTTTGTAGTTGGTTTAATGTCTTCTGTAATCTTTGAATCATTTGTCAAAATTTCAGTTTCATTTCCTTTGCCCTCTTGCCACCAACGATTACTGTGATCATTAACATCAGGCATTTCACTGGAATCCTGAGTTTTATTGTACCAAGAATCGTCATTGGAATTATAATCAAATACATCAGGATCAATATTTCCATCATCTAAAATAAAACCATCTTTCACTTGTTTATCAAAAGTGACTTTATAATCATCAAAATTAATTGAATCAGGATGAATAGCTTTTTTATTAGCTTTAAAACGGTTATCTGCCTTCATTTGCTGGCGTTGTTTTTTAGTAAGTTTACTTTGATCAACAGTTCCATCATATGATTCAAAATGATAATCACGTTTTTCTTCAGCATTAACTAAGTAAGATATGAGACATTCACGTATGTAATTATTTAATATTAAATCTTGTTTTTGCAAAACTATGATTTTTTCTTTATGTTCAGAATAATAAATATCTACAACTTTTAAGAAATTTTTAATACTCTTAGTCATGGAATTTTCATCTTTCAAATCAATTTTAAAATTTAAATCACGGAACATGATTACTAAATCATGTCCATTATCACTCAAAATTTTAGGTGTAACATTCTTTGAATATTTCAACAAAATTGATTGTTTTTTAACATTTCTCTTTGTAAATGTAAAAAATATAAATATTATGAACACTATCATAACTATACTAAATAACACTATATTTTTTAGGTTACTCTTAATAACTATGAGAGGGTGTTCAGTTATATGACATACGCAAGGACATTCGTCTTCGCTGACATTCATACAACTTCCACTTTTGATAGAACTGGTATGTTCTTTATCCAATGATGTAAGTCCTAAAACTCCATCATCTTCAGAATTGTTAAAATATCTCATACTGTGTCTATTTTCACATTCACAGAATGTACCAAAACTTTCTGAATTGATATACTCACCAGATTTGATTAAATTGACGATGGATATAATCTTTTTGATTAAAGGGCCATCTGCGAATCTTGTAACTAATAAAATTGTAGTTAATGCAATCCACACATTTTCAATTGCTTTAGCAATTGGAGTGTTGGATTGTCTAGCTTCTTTCAACTCTTTAGATTCTGATAAAGCTTTCCATACACTTCTAATTAAGGAAATCGCGGAAATCCAAAACACCACTGACCATAAAAATATCATTGCTGTCGCTATATTGTTATATATTTGAACAAAAATACTAACATACTTATCTGTAGTATTCTTTGTTGCATTCAGTGTTTGATTAATAGAATTCAGAGTGTCATTGCGCTCTTCAATAATTGTATCTCTCATTTTGTCAAAATATTTTTTAATATCTTCTTTTTCTGCTTTTAGAGTTGATGTAGTTTCATTTACTAAATCTTTGATATTTGTAATTCTACTATCAGTCAAAGCTGTGACTTCTTTTGTTAGAACACATCTTTGATCAGACATAAAATTATCTATATTTCTTCTAAAATAATTTTTTAAATTTGTATTTAAAAAACTAAAAAATC